TCGGTGGCACCAAATACGAACAGCGTCTGGATCTATCAAACCAGCAACATCCAAACATCAACATGGCGGGTGCTGACTGTTGGCGAACAAGACGGCACCAACTATGCGATCAGCGCGATTGCTTACAACGCCAGCAAGTACGACTACATCGAACGCGGCACTGCGCTTGAGCAGCGCGATATTACTGATCTCAACATCATTCCAGCAGCGCCAACCAATCTTGTGGCGCAGGAGGTGCTATATGACGCTGGCGGCATTGCAAAAGCAAAGCTGATCGTGAGCTGGCAGTCAGTGCTCGGCGTTACGCAATATCAGATTCAGTGGCGACAGGGCAGCAATAACTGGACAACATCAACGCAATCAAGACCTGATTACGAAATTATCGACACAACCGCTGGCGTCTATGAAATCCGCGTGTTCAGCCTTGGTGCATCGTTGCGACCTTCGGTTGAACCAGCGCAACTTACGGTTCAAGCTTTTGGCAAGACTGCCCCACCTGCCACGCCGACAGGAATCAGCATCATCCCAAACAGTGACACCACAGCAATCCTGAGCTGGGACCGCAGCACTGAACTTGACGTGGTGCTCGGCGGTAAAGTATTGATCCGCCACAGCACATTGCTCACTGGTGCAGTGTGGCAAGACAGCCAAGAGATCGTAAGTGCTGCGGCTGGCAGTCAAACGCAGAAGCAGGTGCCACTGCTGGAAGGCACTTACCTAATCAAATTCGAGGACGACAGCGGCAACCGTTCCGCTATTCCAGCCACTGCAGCAGTTGATTTGCCAACGCCTCAGCCGCGTCTGCTGGTTCAAAGCTACCGCGAGGACCAAGAGGCACCGCCGTTCTCCGGCAATCTCACCAACATGATCTACAGCTCAGAGCAGGACGGACTGATCCTGTCACTGGGTGTCTTTATTGACAGTCTCGCCACTGATGGCGATTGGGATGCGTTGGGTGCGATTGATGGCCTTAGCAGCAACCTTGGCAGTGGCGAATATGAATTTGGCAGCACTTACGACCTCGGTGGTGTCTTTGACCTAAACCTGCGCCGCTACTTTGTGACGCGCCCGTTCCTGCCTGGTGATTTGTGGGATGACCAGACGGACTTGATCGACGCATGGCCGACCATTGATGGCGACATATTGGATCAGGTGAATGCTGCGCTGTATGTGCGGACCACCGACGACGACCCCGGCGTATCGCCAACATGGAGCGACTGGCATGAGTTTGCCAACGCGATCGTGCGCGGCCGAGCGTTTCAGTTCAAAACCATCGCCACCAGCCTCTCTGAATCGCAAAACATCATCATCGACGAACTCGGCGCTGAGCTTGAGCTGCAGCAACGCACTGAATCGACAGGCAGCATCACGAGTGGCACGTCTGCCTACGCCGTGACATTCGACGAAGCCTTTTATCAGGCACCTGCAGTGGGCATCACCGCTTACAATATGGGGACAGGGGACTACTATGCGGTGACATCACAGAGCCGCACTGGCTTTACGGTCACCTTCTACGACAGCACTAACACCGTGATCAGTCGAGACTTCACCTACATTGCCACAGGCTACGGCCGGGAGATCGTCTAATGGCGCAGCACGACTACATTATTGCCAACCAGAGCGGCGCGGCGTTCAGGGCTGATCTGAATAATGCGCTGGCCGCTATCGTTAGCCAGAACAGCGGCGCAGCAGAGCCAAGCGTCACCTATGCCTACCAGCCGTGGGCAGATACGACGACAGGACTGTTCAAGATCCGCAATGCCGCAAACAGCGCATGGATCACGCTGTATCAGCTTGATGGCGAGTGGAGCACCATCGCGCTTGAGAATGGCACCGCTGCGGCGCCGTCGCTGTATTTCAAGGACAGCGGCACTGATACCGGCGTCTACAGCCCCGGCCCCGATCAAGTAGCCATCGCCACCGCTAGCGTTCAGCGCGTCAACTTTAATGGCGCCACTGAGGTTGTATTTAATGATGGTGGCGCTGATGTTGACTTCAGGATCGAGGGTGACACTGAAGAGAATTTGTTGCTTGTTGATGCAGGAAATGACCTTGTAAGAATTGGTGGCAAGTACAACATTCTGAAAGGATTTAATCGCCGCCCACCCGTTCATCGCGGACCCTTGTTTTACAAAACCGCAGCAGCAACACTTAGCGTTGTTGCAAATTCTGCATTAAACGGTTTCTTTTACGACACAGCAACAGCGGTTTCAATGCCGTCTCACAGCAACAATACCGACTACGCTATCTGGCAGCATCCCACTACTGGCGCACTTGTTGCTGACGCGAGCTTTACATCAGCTCCTGCTGGAGCAAGTGGCGGTTCAATTGTTGGTGGTTATCACTATATCCCTAGTGGTCGTCCTACAGCAGTAAATAACGGTAGTCCTACTGCAGCGGCTGAGATTCTTGAATACAGCATCTGGGATCTGACCTGGCGCCCATCATGTCCTGACCCTCGCGGAATGGCATGTATCGACGAGCGGTTCTGGTGTGATCTTTATCTTTGCGGAAGTACGTCTTATGCAGGAACTGATTTCACTGCAGTGCCTAGCAGCAAAATCGGGCTGACCATTGCTGACGGGAACAATCCGCCGCTGATCCCTGCGATTTATGGCGGCGATGGAGCTACTGCCTACAGCCTTGTCGATAGCAAAGGAGCCGGTAGCTGGTATGACTTCGCTGAGGTAGCGAGCAGCTTCGGTAAGCGTCTGATCAGCTGGCTTGAGTTCCAACATGCTGCATTTGGCGGTCCAGAGAACGGCAGCCGTGGCGCTGACCCTGGCACAGTGATCTGGGAGCGCGCTAGCTTGTGGGGCCTGGCGCAATCCACTGGCACGCTTTATTCATGGGGTGCTGATGTGCAGGGCAACACCGGAGGAGGCTGGACAAGCGCTACAGGCGATCGTGGCGATGTGTATCAATCTGGTTACAGCGCCGTCGTCCTGGGTGGCAACTGGGGCAATGGGTCAGTTTCCGGTTCACGTTGTGCTGCCTGGCTCGACGCTCCGTCGCTTGCGAACAGCGCCCTCTCGGCGCGTTTTGCGGCCGGGCACCTTGTGACTTGTTGAGAGGCGCGACAGCGCCGACGCGATCATGAACAAGAAAAGAGCCTCTGCGGATCCCTCCAAGGATGCTCATGGTCTCTACATGGTCGAGAAGTATGAGCGTGTTGTGGACTACATCTATCCAATCGCGCAAAGCATCCCACGAAAACATGGCGTATTTCGTGAGCTTTTGATTCGTCAGTTGTTTTTGGTTGCCGAACATCTGAACACTGCGATCAAGGCCAATCAGTTGAGCCGCTGCTACGTTCTCGACGGCAGTCTCGCGCAGCTGCGCTTGCTCTTACGTTTCATGGTGCATCACAGGCGCAAGATGCTCACTGAGCATCAACTTGAAACCGCTCAGACCTTGATCGCTGAAGTTGGTGCGATGCTTGGCAGTTGGGTGAAGCGATTGCAAAAAGCAAAAAAGGCGCAAGACTGATACTGGAGTTGATGGGTGCGCCGTCATCCTGGGTGGCAACTGGAACAATGGATCTAATTCCGGTTCACGTTGTGCTAACTGGAACAACGCTCCATCGAATGCGAACAACAACATCTCGGCGCGTTTTGCGGCCGTGGCCACTGTCAAACACCTTTACGCTCTGCTGTTTCTATGGGGCAGCAGGCCGGTGCTAATCAGGTGCCAGCCATCAATTCCTGCTTCGGCGAACTCAGGGCCGAGTGGTGGCAATGGCAGGGAGTAGCCCATCGAAACCTGCCGTCACTTTCCAATGGGCAAGAAGTTCCGCAATCTCTATGAACAGATTTATCAATGGGATAATCTGCTGCTGGCCTATGCAGAGGCTAGGAGAGGCAAGACATACAGCAGTTCCTACCTGCGGTTCAAGGAATATGCACTGGCTAATCTGCGCAAGCTACAGCAGCGTCTGATTGAAGGCAGCTGGAAGCCTGACCCGCAGCTGCAGTTTGACATCATCGATCCAAAGAGGCGCACAATCGCGTGTCAAAGCTTTCGTGATCGCATCGTTCATCACGCCCTGATCCAGATAGTCGGGCCCATTCTCGATGCAGCGATCATGCCCCAGGTGTTCGCCTGCCGGGTTGGGCTGGGCACGCATCGATGCGTCACCCGGATGCAGCAGCTAATGCGTCAAAGTCCAGATGCGTGGCTTTTGCACGTCGATTTCAGCAAGTTCTTTCCGAGCATCCCACAAGACTTGCTGCTGAGACACCTGAGCAAGAAGCTGACCTGCCGGCGCACGCTGCTACTGATCGAGCAGGTGTTGAGCGTGCAGCCCGCCGGTCTGCCGATTGGGGCATTGACCAGTCAGTGCTTTTGCAACTACTGGGGCGGCAAGCTCGATCGATTCATTGCCGATCGAGGCATTGGCAGTTTTGTGCGCTACATGGATGACGCGGCCATCATCGTGACAAACAATGCCCAGGGCCTGCAGCTCAAGGACGAGATCTGCGATTTCGTGGCCAGCGAGATGGATCAGCGCATCGGCAAATGGAGCCTAGTGCCAGTCAGGCGTGGCTTTACTTTTTGCGGATTTCGGATCCGGCTGAAGTTCAAGCTGATCAAGCGACAATCAATGATTCGGCAGCGCCGGAAGCTATCGCTGATGTTAAAGCATGATGAATACGACGCTTGGAGGAGATCTCAGATTTCTTGGATGGGACACCTGCGCTATAGTGATGGGTATAACGC